ACCCTCGACACTCAAATAATTGAAGTGCCAGAGTGGGATTTAGTAGGCGATAAAGCTATATTTTGTAAACCTTTCAATATGCTTGAAAAACAAAAGATTTTTAAAGGTGCTACTGGCACAGATTTAATTGTTTTGATTGATGTTATTATTGAAAAGGCATTAACAAAAGATGGTGAAAAAATGTTTAATGGTACTCATGTTTTAGCTTTTAAAACTAAAGCTGATACTAATGTTATTGCAGATGTTGCCACAAAGATAATGGGAACTGGAAACACAGATATTGAAGATAATAAAAAAAACTTAGAAATGATGTAGAATTACATAATATTTTTGGGTTAGCCGAAAAGCTACACAAGACTGTTTCCGAAATCTTGCAAATGTCAGTAGATGAGTTTAATATGTGGTTAGCATACTTTCAAATTCAAAATGATGAACATGAAAGACAACAAAGACTAGCAAAGGCTCAAAGATAGTGGCAACAAAACAAGTAAATATAGATATTGTAGCTAAAGATAAGACCAGACAAGCTATGAATTCTGCTACAAAAGGTGTAGATGGTCTTAAAAGTTCAGTTTTCAATTTAAAAAATGCCCTAATTGGTTTAGGTGCAGGGGTTGCCATAAAGTCTTTTATAGATGTTGGTAAATCAGTTGAATCATTACAAATTAGATTAAAATTTTTATTTGGTAGTGTTGAGGAGGGTGCAAAAGCATTTGATGTAATGTCAAAGTTTGCATCTAAAGTACCTTTTAGCTTAGAGCAAATTCAAGCAGGTGCAGGAAGTTTAGCGATTGTATCTAAAGATGCAAACGAATTAGCCAAAATGCTTGAAATTACTGGTAATGTTGCATCTGTTACTGGGTTAGATTTTAGAACAGCATCAGAACAAATATCAAGATCATTTTCAGCAGGAATAGCTAGTGCTGATATATTTAGAGAAAGAGGTGTTAGGGATTTATTAGGTTTTAGTGCAGGTGCAAAAGTATCAGCAAAAGAAACAGAAGAAGCATTTGAAAGAGTTTTTGGTAAAAATGGAACAATGGCAGGTGCTACAAATGACCTAGCCAAAACCCTAGAGGGTACTCTTTCAATGGTTGGGGATAAGTTCTTCAACTTTCAAAAGATAATAGCAGAAAGTTTTTTTGTTGGTTTAAAACAAGAATTTGGTGCATTAGACAAGGCTCTAGCAGACAATCAAAAAACCATTGATGATATAGCTAAATCTGTGGGAAAAGGATTGTCAGATGCAGTAATTTTTGCAGGTGAATCGGTAGCCTTTTTAAAAGATAATTTTGAAGTGCTAAAAGCATTAGGTATGGGTATTATTGTCTTTAAGTTGGCAGGAGCATTTTTTACATTAGCAATCAATATTGGAAAAGCTAAAGTTGCTTTGGTTGCATTTTCTAGGCTATCAAAACTTAACTTAGTAGGTTTTTTATTAGCATTAGGTACAAGTATATCAATGCTTAGTGATGCCAATGCTAAAGCAGTAGACCCTATGAAAAAACTTAATGAATTGTTTAAAAAGAAACAGATGCTTTTAGAAGCATTAGATAGTGCCGAGAAGAACAGAACTTTCACTAGCAAAACTACTATTGAGCAATTTGAAAAACAAATAGAAGCAGTAGATAAAGAAATAGCACAATATAAGCTAAGTCAAAGTCATATTGCTTTAGATTCAGAAATAAGAGCCATAAATACGGGTGCAATAATAGCACAAACAGATGCAGTTAAAAAGTTAAATGACGAAAAATTAAAAGTGACTGACGGCACTATGTTAGGTCAAGATGCAATTATGGGTTCATTTGAACATACATTTTCAAAAGAAGAAAAATTAGCAGGTCTAAATGAAATGGCAAAACTAGAAGCTGATGTTGAAAAACAAGCTTTTACAAATAAAATTAATGCAATTATGGAGCAAGACGAACTATTAGCTGAATTAAGAAGAATTAGTGCAGATGATAGAATTACTCTTGCTCATGAAACAGCACAAAAAGAAATGGAAATTCAGAAAAAACTATTTAATGACAATTTTAATTTAATAAAATCTGGCAAGGCAGGTGAAATAGATTTAGAAAAAATGTCTGGTAAAGCAAAAACTGATTTGGCAGTAAAAGTAGGTAGGGAAGGTCTAAATGAAATGGCAAAAAGCAATAAACAAGCTTTTGCATTAAATAAAGCCTTTAATATAGCAGAAGGCATTATGAATACAGCTACAGGTGTAACTAAAGCTTTATCAAGTGGTAATATACCTTTAGCTATAGCAATAGGTGCTTTTGGTGCAGTTCAAATTGCCACAATAATGTCACAAAAATATCAAGGTCGTAAACAAGGTGGTCGTATGAATCAAGGACAACCTTATTTAGTCGGAGAAGCAGGAGCAGAATTAGTTGTCCCAGATAGAGCATCAAATGTAGTGCCGAATGGTAAATTAGGTGACATGGGTAAAGCTGTAACAGTAAACTTTAATATAAGCACAGTTGATGCTAGAGGATTTAATGAATTATTAGTAAATTCAAGAGGTACTATAGTAAATATGATTAATAGTGCTGTTAACGAAAAAGGTAAGATGGCGATAATATGAGTGGTGCATTACCAAATACTAATTTTACTGCTGTTAATTTTAGGAGCAATCAAAAGACTTTGTTATCTCAAACAGATAGTGGAAAGACTTTTAGAAGGCAAATTCAAGGTCAGAAGTTTAGTTTTACAGTACAATATCCACCTATGAAAAGGTCAGAATTTGCACCTATCATGGCATTTATTATGAAACAAAGATCAAGACAAGAAAACTTTACTGTGACATTCCCAAGTTATTTAAACGCACAGGGCAATGAAACTAATACATTGCTAGTAAATGGGGTTCATGCTGTAGCCGATACCACAATAGCTATAGATGGTTTTGCAGGTGATGGTGCAGGTAGATTAAAAGCAGGTGATTTAATAAAATTTGCACATGATAAGGTTTATATGGTTGTTGAAGATGCAACAAGTTCAAGTAATGCTTCAACAATTACTATAGAGCCACCTTTAAGAACTGCTTTAGCAAATGATAGTTCTGTTACTTATGATTCAGTTCCATTTAATGTTCATTTAACAAGTGATGCCCAAGAATTTGCAACAGGTCAAAATGATAATGAAGGTAATTTATTATTTACATATGAGTTTGATGTTATAGAGGCATTGTAAATGGCTAGGGGTTTAACAAGTGCAGTAAAAACAGAACTAGCTACTGGGATAATAGAACCAGTAATTTTAGTGGAAATAGGTCTTTCAACACCGATATATTTAACTAATGCGAGTTTTGATTTAACATCTAGTATATCTGGAACATCAAGAACATACCTATCTAATGGGCATTTAAGGGGTATTACAGGGGTTCAAGAAACAAACGCACCAACTAAGAATAGTTTGTCATTAAGTCTTTCTGCTGTAGATCAAACGTATGTAGCACTAGCATTAAACGAGAATATTATAAATGATAATGTTTTTATTTATCAAGGTTATTTAAATTCTAGTTTGGCATTAATAGCAGACCCATTTTTATTGTTTTATGGCACTATAGATGAATTTAAAATATCCGATAATACATCAACAGCAACTTTAGTTTTGATAATTAGTTCACATTGGGGTAATTTTAGCAAAACGAGTGGCAGAAGTACCACCAATAATTCACAACAAAGATTTTTTAGTGATGATATAGGTATGAATTATTCAGCTTTAACAGTTCGTGATATTAAGTGGGGTAGAGAATGACAAGTACCCATTTATATTATGCAGAAAAAACAGATATTGAAAAAATATATAATTTATTAGTTGAATATAAAAATACAGATTTAGTTGATTTATACCCAGATGAAATTGATATCAAAAAATTAAAATATTTTATTAATACTATTTTAGAAAAAGGGAAAATAATTCTAGTTAATGATTTAGACAAAGACAAATTAATTGGTTGTTGTATGTTTAATAAATCTGAATATTTTTTTAGTAAAAGCCAAATTATGCAAATACAATTAATTTATGTTAAAAAAGATTTCAGAAATTATAAATTAGTAAAAAATTTAATTAATACTGTAAAAAAAGGTTCAGAAGATTTGCCAATAGTTTTATCTATTACATCTGGTTTAGGTGTAGACCCAGTTTTTGAAAAATTAGGGTTTAAACATATGGGTAGTAACTGGAGGTTAATCTAATGGGTGGTTGGAATCCTATCAAAGATATTATTGATATTATAGACGATATTGTTGATGGCATAGAGGATATAATAGAAGATGTTATAGGTTGGTTAATACCTATGCCAGACATTCCAGATTTTGGCGATAACAATTCAGACCGAAATGCACAGGGTGTTTTAGTAAACAAAATTAGTGCAAATGCTCACATACCTATTATTTATGGAACAAGGAAAGTTGGTGGTAATGTTGTTTTTTTAGAAACTTTTGGAGATGATAATAAATATTTATATATGGCATTAGTTTTAGGTGAAGGCGAAATTGATGAAATAACATGTCTTTATGTTAATGATAAAAGGGTAAATTTATCTGGTGTAATATCCGATAATGTCCAAAGAACTGTAACAAATTCAGATCAAAACTTTTATGACACAGATGAATCACAAAGTTTAATAACTGTAGAAGGACATTTTGGTTCAGATACACAATCTTCATCTTCTTTATTGCAAGAAACCAATACTTGGTCATCACTACATAAATTGCAAGGTTTGGCTTATATAGCTTTAAGGTTTGAATGGAACGCAGATAAATTTGGCTCTATACCAAACGTACAAGCCTTAATTAAAGGTAGAAAGGTATATAACCCCAATTTAGATGGAACTGTTACTGGTGGGAGTGGTAGCCACAGACAAAATGATAGTTCAACTTGGGCATATTCAGACAACCCAATATTGCAATTATTAGATTATTTAAGAAATGATAGATTTGGAATGGGTATAGCTGATAGTTATTTTGATAGTAATTTTGCAGATTGGCAAACAGCAAGTGATGTATGTGATACACAAATTGAACCTTTAGGGGGGGATTTATTTTTAATTAATGCTTTTGGTATTGGTTTTGGTGACCCTGTATCTGCAAATACTATTGATTTAATGAATAGTCATATAGCTATAGATACATCAAAAAAAGCTATAGATAATGTAAAAGACTTAGTAAGGGGTTCAAGGTCTTATTTAAACTTTTCATCTGGCAAATATAAAATATTAGTTGAATCAAGTGGTTCTGCATCAATAACATTAACAGAAGATAATATATTAGGTGGTATTACAGTTTTAAGTAAAAACAAAAACTCCAGATATAATCGTGTAATTGTGAATTATATTAACCCAGATAAAAATTATCAATCGGATTCAACACAATTTCCTCCTGCTGTAGAAAACCCAGAATTAATAGTTGAAGCAGACAGACACGCAACACTTTTAGCCGAAGATGGTGGTTTATTGCTAGAAGGAAGATTTGATTTTTCTATGTTTACAAATAGATTTCAAGCACAAGAAATGGCTGAAATAATATTACGAAGGTCAAGGTCTAGTTTAAATGTTTCATTAAAAGCAGATGCAACAGCATTAGATTTATCCATTGGTGATATTGTGAATATTACACACGCAACACCTGCATTTTCTGCAAAGCCTTTTAGAGTGCAGGGTTTGACTTTAAATGCAGATCATTCTGTTAGTTTAAGTTTATCAGAACATCAAGATAGTTATTATACTTTTGGAACACAAGACCCATTAGAAGAAATAATAGACACAACTTTACCTAATCCATTTAATGTGCAAACCCCAACAGTTTCAGTAGTAGATGAACTAAGATCAAGAAATGAAGAAGCTATAGCAGTTTTATTAGTTAATGTTACAGCCACAGATAGATTTATTACAGATTTTGAGGTACAAGCTAAAAGGTCAACCGATTCCGTGTTTATAAACTTAGGTCGTGGAAGTTCATCACAATTTGAATTAGTTAATGTTGAAGATAATGTAATTTATGATGTTAGAGCAAGGTCTGTTACTTCTGTTAGTCGTTCTGCGTTTGCAACTTCTCAACACCAAGTAGTAGGTAAAACAGAACCCCCAGAAGATGTAACTAATTTTAGTGTAAATATTATTGGAACAGAAGCACATTTAAGTTGGACACCAGTTTCAGATTTAGATTTATCACATTATAGAATAAGGCATTGCAGGGAAACAAGTGGGGGGACATATGCAAATTCAGTTGATTTAGCTGATAAAGTATCAAGACCTGCAAATACTGTAATAGTTCCTGCTATGACAGGCACATATTTTATTAAAGCTGTGGATAAAGTGGGTAATCCTTCAAGAAATGCTGTTAATAAAGTTGCTATAATTGAAAGTATAAAAGGTTTAAATTTAGTTGCAACATCTACACAAAGTCCTAGTTTTGCAGGAACAAAAACAAATACTGTAGTTGTGGATAATAAACTTCAATTAGGTACATCTAATCTATTTGATAGTGTTGCAGGTAACTTTGATGATGCAAGTGGTTTATTTGATGCAGGACAAGGTAATATTGCTAGTTCTGGGACATATGAATTTGATACACATATTGATTTAGGTTCTGTTTATACAAGCCGAGTTACAGCAAATATGAATGTTGCAAACTTTAGTTCTGTTGATTTGTTTGATAGTGCCACAGGTAATTTTGATGATAGAGATGGTGATTTTGATGGTGACCCATCAGAATTTGATGATACGAATTCAGAATTATTAGTTGCTACCACAGAAGGTGACCCATCTGGTTCACCTACATACACAGATTTTAGAAAGTTTTTTGTTGGTGATTATAAAGCAAGGGCATATAAATTTAAAGTCCAAATGACAAGCACAAAAGGTACAGCAACCCACCAAATTTCAGCATTATCGGTTACTGTAGATATGCCAGATAGAGTTGTAGCAGAAGCCGATATAGCAAGTGGTACAAGTACAAGTGGTAAAGCAATTACTTATTCCCCTGCGTTTAAAGTTCTTCAAGGTGTAGGAATTTCAGCACAGAACTTAACAAGTGGAGATTACTATGCTATAACAAATAAAAGTGCTACAGGATTTACGATTGAGTTTTTTAATAGTTCCAATGCAACAGTTAATAGAACATTTGATTATGTTGCTAGAGGATATGGTGAATTAGTAAGTTAGGAGTTATAAATGTCACAAAATGATTTAGCAATAGCCAACCAAGGGTTCGCATCTTTTAGGACTGATTTAAATAGTGCTTTACAGGCATTGGGTTCAACAAATTCTGGAACGTCAGCACCTTCTACCACATACGCAAATATGTTATGGTATGATGCAACCAATAATATTTTAAAAATAAGAAATGAAGCTAATGATGCTTTTATTTCTCTTTTTACCTTAGATCAAACTAATGACAATATTGAAAGTTTAACAATTAACGGAAATCTAACTGCTGATGCTCTTATTGTTGACAACATAACCATAGATGGCACAGAGATTGATTTGTCTAGTGGTGATTTAACAGTAGATGTTGCTGGAAATATTTTTCTAAATGCAGATGGTGGTGATGTAAGACTTGTAGATGGTGACACACAATTTGGGGTACTTCAAAATAATAGTACAGATTTTGTAATTCAAAGTAGTGTTTCAGATAAAGACATAATCTTCAGAGGAAATGATGCTAGTAGTGGTATAGAAGCTATGAGACTTGATATGTC